AAATGTCGTCCGCCGTGACGGTGGGCCGGCGGTCGATGGGCACCGTCAGGCTGGCCGCCGTCGGCGTCGATGTGCCCAGCAGCAGCGACAGGATCGACACGGAAGGGCTCAGCTGCGAGATCGACGCGTAGAACCGGCTGGCGTAGAGCGTCGAGCCGATGCGCGCCCGCTGGCCTCCATCCACCCCGTTGAAGGCGTTGATGATCGCCTGCCGGGTCAGGGCAACGATGTCCGACGGCAGCGCCGGGTTGTCCGCCAACTGCACCGCGAAGCGCACGGGCAAAGCGGCCGGGGTTTCCCACTGCACGACATACGAGGGATAGGGATAGGAATATCCCTCCCGGTCTTCGACCGTGTAGGACGTGTTGCCGTTGTAGTCCGCCCCGTTGCTCTTCTTGCGCCAGATCGCATCGGAGATGTCCGCCGCCTCGCCGCCCGCCACCGCCACCCAGATCGAGTGCGGCTTCAAGACCACGCCGCCGACCGATATCGGCGTCGACTGGGTGTTCTCGGTGACGTAGGCATCGATGACGCCCTCGACGTTCGCCACGTTGGCGTACAGCGCGGGAACCGAGCCGCGGGCGTTCAGCGCCACCGACTGACGCCGGCGCGCTTCGAATTCCGCGCGGCTTTCCACGTGGGCGCCCACCGTCCCGGCGTCGGCGTTCGATATCGAATCCCAGCCGGGAATGGCCTGATAGATCCGGTTCAACGCGCCCGGCGCACAACCCACCGGCCCGTCGACCGAGCAGGCGAACGGCAGGTCGATGCGGCCGCTGGCCGGGATCGTGCCCGCCTGCGTGCACAGGTACAGATGCCCATCCAGGGCTTCTGCGCGCGCGCCGACCGGGATGGTCACGCCGGTGAGGCCGGTGCACGTCGCAATGACGGCCGTGGGCAAGCCGGGCTTGCGGTCCAGAAAATAGATCCGCCCGATGGCATCCTGCATGCGGCCATCGGCAAACGCCGGATCGACCTGGTTCACATACGCCGCGAACTCGTTGTTCTTGTCGCCGATGATGGCGGTCGTGCTGGAGGCCAACTGCCCTTGCGGCGTTTCCAGGGCGTCGTTCAGTCCGCCGCCGAAAGCGGCGTCCATGTCCGACTGAACCCCGGCCAGGATCGCGGATTCGCTGGGCAGCACCAGTCCTTCCGGCGTGAATTGCACGCGCGGAACGTGAGAGATATTCGACATGGTTTCCTCAGAAGCTGACGGTTTGGGTCGTGCCGTCTTGCAAGGTGATTTCAACGTGGCCCGCCAGGGCCCGATCGGAGAAGGACGTGAGCGTGCAGACGGCATCGGCCACGCCAGGCACCGTCAGCGCGGCGCGCCGGACGTGCTCGCGCACCAGCGACAACGGAGGCCGGTGTCCCAGGAATTCCTCCCAGTACGGAACGCCCGGATTCGTGTTGTAGTAGAGCTCGCCGCGGAATAGCTTGATGGCGCTGGCCACGTCCTGCGCCACGGCGTAGGGATCGGAGGCCATCGCGATGTTGCCGGCCGCGTCGAGCACCAGGTCCCACGCGGTCCGATCCAGCAGTAGTGTGTTCAATTGGGCGCTCCCGTGTTGGATGACCCGCCTTGCACGCCGGAATGGGTGTGGGTGCTGCCCACGTCCTTGCCGTTGTTGCGCAGCGTGCCAAGCGTGTTCATGTCGCCCTGCCAGGTCGACGTGCCGCCGAAGGATCCGGCTCCCTGCCGCACCGAGCCGTTCAGCACGATCTGTGGCGCGTTGATCGCGCATTGCGAGCTGGCGTTCAATTCGATGTCCGGCGACGTGACCGTCACCTTCGTCGGCGACACCACATTGATGCCCTCGGCCGTGAACTGCACGTATTGCGCCGGCGCGCCGTTCAGCAGTCCGCCGAAATACAGGCCGTCAGCCATGTCGTGCGACCGCCAGGATCCGGGATTGCTCTGCGCCTTGGCGGCCTTCACGCCGGAGATGTCCCGGTTCGTAAAGGCCGCCATGCCGATGTCCCCGGCCTTGGGATCCAGGATGATCGCGTCCGCACCGCCTTGAAGGCGGAAGTACGGAAGGCGAAACAGCACGCCATGCGGCACGGCGTTCCCGGCGCCATCGAGTTGATTTACGAGCGGCTGCACGTCCACGAAACCCACCGGCGACAGCCCGCCCGCATTGGTCACCGAGACAACCTTGACCAGCGTCGCCGTGTTCAAACGCAGCAGGGCCTGGCTGATCAGGAACTGCAGCGCACCGTACTCGCTGTCGCCCTGCCCGGCTTGCGCCAGGCCTGCGTATCCGTATTGCTCAGCCATCAAGATTCCTTTTGCACATGACCGTCGACTGCCACACGCCGCCGGGGACTTCCGCCTCCAGCTTGTGGGCGAGGCTTGTGATGATCCATTCGCCTTGGGCGGGTTGGAGGGAGCTGGTGACGTGCACCCGCTTGCCGACGGAGAGGTGGGGGTTGTAGAGCGTCGTGAAAGTGATGCCGGTGCTGTTGAACGTCGGGTAGCCGATAAGCCCGGTTTCCGGCGAAATGTCCAAGACATCGCCATCCCTGAAGCCGTCCGCATGCCAGACCGACACGACGCCGCGGTCGATCGTGTAGTTGATGCGCGCCGCCTGCGCACAACTGCGCAGCTGGTCCATATCCGTCCCGCAAAAATAGGGGTTTGCCAGGACGACGTCCTTTCCCGACTTTTCGAAGGAGTATCCCATCGACGCGGCAATTTTGCTCGCGACGTCTTGAGCGACTGTTGCACCGGGAAAAGATCGGGGAGGCACAGGTTTGCACTCTTTGGCGCCGGCCACTTGGCCCCTTACGTAGAACACCCCTTCAGGGGCCTTCCCAAAGTCAGCCCATGCCGAAGTGATGTCCCCCTCGTAGACCAGATGGGGAACGTCCAAGCCGCTCCTGGCCATCACTCTAATGATGTTCATTTCCCGGCGTTCCCTCATGTTGGGCCCTACTGTCGTCAGCCGGTTCATCATTTCCAGGCTCAAACCATAAATGCTCAGCTTCGCTTCGGTGCTTTCGGCGGATGCGCTGGACGGAGTTTCGACTGAGACCCGGTAGCCGCTGAGCGTCATATCCGGTCCCGGCTCATCCCCAAGCGCACCCTTCCCCAGGCTGATCGTCACATCTATGCTGCGTTTGACGAAGCTCATAGCTCAAGCGGTTCCATGTAGGCCAGGACGAACCGCGACCCAAAGCCGGTGTACTCCGGATCTGCGTGCCCCAGGGTGTCGACAAAGGTCAGATCGCCGACAAAGCCCAGGTACTCCGAACGGACCAGCCGCACCCTGTCATGGCAAAGCACCGCCGTGGCGATTGGCGAATTGTTGATGTAAAGATCAAGATAGACACCCGTGCTCTTCTGGAAGACGGAGATCTGGCAGTTCTGCCCGTTCAGCAAGACACTGAGTGTTTGCGACGGCACCGGTTTCAGAGGAATACCTTTCATTGAATTGGCTCCAGTTCTCCCACCATGTTTTGGTCTCGCGTGGGATAAGGATCGATCTTGAACACCTGCACCTGGCCGCCGCTCTCCTGATCGGCGCCACTGGGTTCACGCTGCGCCGTTGGCCGCAACGTCGCCGTCTGTCTCACTTCATTGAACGTCAGCTCGACGACCAGCAGACTGGAACCACTGCTGGCGCTCCGGTTGTACAGATACTTCCCCAGGCTTGCCGACAGGTAGACAATTTCGGGCGTCGCCACCGAGTACAGTTCAGTGCCGCTTGCGATCCGCTCCAGAACGGACAGCATCTGTTTACGCGTCGTCTGGTCGCCGGCATGCGCCAGCTTGATGAGCGCCTGGTACGGGCCAACGACCTTGTTGAACGAGGAGAAACCACCCTGTTCCAAAGGGAAGCTCGATATCGTGCCCGCACGTTCATAGTTGACGCTTAGAAACGTGTCGAATAGCAGAACCGGCTGCCCATCTTCGCCATACACCCCCCAGCGTGGGGCGTTGGCGTTCCAATCGACGAGGCGCTCAAGTCCGACGTTCGCTGGTGCGAACAACGAAGGGACAACGACATCGCGAAAGACTGCGGGGACGCCAGGACTCGCCGGCACATCGGGAAAGGAGATAAGCGGCATCAGAAGATCCCCGAGTTGGCTTGTTGAACAAGATGTTGGGAGCCACCGAGCGTGCCCAGCTCACGAGCCAGCCCCTGGCCATCGGTCGCTGGCGTCACAATCGTTATCGGTCCATGAATGTGCGTTTCCGACGTCGTGGTAGTCGTTGTGTTGTTGCTCACAGCGCCCATAACGCCGGCTTGCGCCGCGTCTGTGATCGATGCAGCTGCTGCACTCGCTTGCTCCCGACGTTCCAGATCAGCCACCCCTGCGATCACAGGCGCAGCAACCTCGCGCCTGCGCGCCTCGGCATCATCGACCGTCTGGTAACGGTCGAGACCAAAATAGCGGTAGGCAGCAACGCCGGCCTGAGCGGCATTCGTGGACTCAGCCAGTTTTTCGCGCGCGCCCCGTTTACTGTTCCTCAGTTCCCAATCCACAAATTCCAATTGCTGCTCAAGCGTCGACTGTTCAATGACTACTCCAATCGCCCGCCGAAATTCGGCTTGGCGCGCGCGATCCCACAACGCCACACCGTAGAACCTGCCGTCTTCTGCCTCCGCACGGGGATCGAATCCGCTCTGGATTTGCAAGTGCGCTGCCAGACCGGCGGCCTCGTCGAGGCTATAGCCCTTGCGTTCGAAGAACCTGACCGCATCGCCGACGTCCTTGGTTCTGAGCGCCGGATCGTTAAGCGCTCGCACAATCTCCGTTTCGCCAACGTTCAAGTCTTCGCTATAAAGCGCGAGCGCAATGCCCCCCCCAATCCGTCCAGCCGCCCTCAAGGCTGCAGCCCCCAAGCCTCGCAATGCCGCTAAACCCTGGCTAGCACCGGCGCCACTTAATGCTGCCAGGGCGACAGCCACTTGCCTCAACGCGGATGCCAGACCCAGCAGCGAGTTCGCCCAGGACAGAATCTTGAGCGCCCCCAGGGCGAGCAGCGCGTTCTGCCATCCGCCCACCGCCTGCGCGGCGGCGTCCACCACGTCGATGAATGCCACGACGGCCTTCGCCGCGCCTTCGACCCACTTGGCTATCACGTCCTTGTTTTCAAGGAACCAATCGCCCCAGCCTTGGAGGACCTCAAGCGCGCGTTCGAAGGCCGGGATGAGCGCGACCAGGATCCTCATGGCCACCGATTCAAAGGTGTCGCGCAAATCCAGATAGCGGTCGCGCAGACGGGCGGCCGCTTCCGCGTCCTGCCCGGAAACCGCAGACCGGCGTTCTTGAGCCTGCAACAGCTTTTCCAGTTCAACCGGTCCGCGGCGGAACAGGTCGAACAAAGCTTCATTGATGCCCATTTCCTCAGCGACTTGGGCGGCGCGAATCCGGTCCTTCTGATACAGATCGGCGATGATCCGCGACCTGGCCAAAAGGTACGTATTCCCGTCCCTCAGATCCGTGACATTTCCGCCGTTCTGAAAAAAGGCGGGCACGGAGTCCGCAGCCTGTCCACGATTGAATTTGCTGATCTGCCCCGCTGATTCCCTCAATTGGGCGGAGATGGCTTCAGCGGTGCCGCCAGCCCGTTCGGCCGCCTTCTGCCAGGCAGTCAGCCGTTCGGTGCTGATGCCAAGATTCTGTGCCATCTGGCCCAGACTCGCCGCCGCGGCAATGGAGTCCACCGCGAAACGCTTCGGATCGAAGCCAACGGAGGCGGCCAGGGCATCAATAATGGTCGCCATGCAATTACCTCGGTTCAGTTAAGACGCGCCTGTTGTGTGCGTCCACCGCAAACACCTCAAGCAGGTTGTATAGGTCTTCGGCGCCATAGACCGTTTGCAGGTCGTGCAGCAGGTCGGGGCGACGAGAGATCACTACGCCAACATTGCGCGGAATGTTGGCGTAGTGAATCAGGCGCGGGCCGCCACCGGGGACCTGGAGCCCGAAGTCGATGGCGTGGCGGCCGTAAAAAAATCCAGGTGCAGGCCCAGGACTTTCTGGCGCAGCGTGAGCAGGGTCGACACCTCTTCGATATCGCCGGAAATGAGCTCTCGCCGCACATCGGGACTCGGCTGGATCTGCACGCAATCCATCATCTTGTCCAGCAGTGGTTTGGCGCTATCGAAGGGCAGCTTGGCAATCGCCTTCAGGCCCATGGCGGCCACGCCTGCCAGACCGGCCTGCGCGATGTTGGCCGGAACTTCGACGCCGGCGTTCATCAACGCAAACAAGGCTCGGCCCGCCCATTCTTCGGCGTCGTAGGCCGACAGTTCCGTCAGAATGAAGGCCTTCCCCTGATCGCGCCCTTCCGAATTGATGGTGACGGTGATCTGCTTTCTTGCCATGTCACACCAACGCCGGCGAGACGTTCTGCCAGGTGATCTGGAACGTCATGGGTTGAAGGAGCGCCTTGGCGTCCGGCGCCGGCGGGATCTGGGTCAGCACGCCACGCGTCAACGTGTACTTGCGATCGATCGACGGAATGCTGAGCGTGCCGTTTGCATAGAACACTTCCCGGGCCGTTTCGCCGGCCGCAGCCCAGATCTCGAAGATGCGCAGGGAAGGAGAGTCGGGTTGGATGGAAATGGTCTGGACGCGGGGAACCGGCACGTAGCTTGCCGACATTCGCCCATCCACGCCCATGGTTACCTGAGCGGGCTTGGCCGCTTCAAAAGCGAACGCGGTTTCCGAGGCGTAGCCCTCGATCTTCTGCGGCACCGGAAAAATCCCGCCCACTGCAAGCATCAGAACGGAATTGGCACTGGTCAAAGTCGCCATGTTGAATCCTTAAAGAATGGCCAGCGAGGCCAGGGTGATGTTTTGGACGGAACCGCCGTCCATGTACCAGAACGTCATGGGCGGCGTGCCGCGCGCTTCGCGCACCTGCGGCGTGGCGTCCTTGATCTGCAGGTACCAGCCGCGGCTCTGCAGCGTGTCCGAGATGTCGACGCCCGCCATGTTGTTGACCTGCGCCTTCTGCTGGCTCGACAGCGTCACGCCGGCGCGGATGGCGCCGAAGTTGACCGCGGCGTTGATCGGGTCCAGGCAGGCCGCGTCGATCAGCGTGTAGCCGTCCAGGTTGTAGGGCACCGAGTTCACCTGGGTCAGCAGCGACATCAGCGCCTGTTGGAAGGCCGCGTTCAGCCAGATCTGGTTGACGTAGGTGTCGACCCACTTCCAGTTGCCGCTGATCTGGCCCGGGTACAGGAACCGGAAGCGATCGTTGCTGGTCGCGTAATCCCCGTAGAAGTTGTAGCCGTTGTCGATCAGCGTCTGCGCGGTCGTGGCATCGGTCACGGAGAACGCGAGGCCCGACTGGCCCTTGAAGGCCAGCGTGGCGCGGCCGTTGGTGCGTTCGAAATCGAGCGACGCAATGGCGCCCAGGATGAAGGCCGCGTGGCGGACGTCCTGATAGACCGGCACCGAACCCGAGTATTCGTTGGCGCTGACGATGGCGGCCCAGTGGGTCGTGTTGCCCTGCTGGGTGGCGGTGACATCGGTGTCCCAGCCGACGTAGGCGTAGCGATCGCCTTGGGCGTTGGTCCATGCCGAGAACGCCGTCTTGCCGGCGGTATCGGGCTCGAAGGTCGTCATGAACGCCGCCCAGTTCTGGGTCAGATCGGTGATCCGGCCCATGTTCACGGCCGGCACGCCTGCCGCGGCGCCTTGCGACACGACCGCGCCGGCGGCCTGCGTCAGCTTCAGGCCCGACGCGATGGAGCCACTGCCATGCGACACCGAGCTGGCTTCGCCTTCGGTGGCCGACGTGATCACAAAGGCGGCGCGCTGCGCGTCATAGGCGCAGTCCGCGCCCAACGCGGTGAAGGCCGCCTCGATGACGGACGCGGCGTTCGAAAAGCTGGTTGCCGTCGACAGGTCGATGTTGCTGGAGGTCTTGGCCACGCCGTCCACGGTCACGGTCAGCGTGCCGGACAGCGCCTGCAGCGCGGCGAGCGTGACCGCGGCCATGGAGCCGCCGCGCAGATAGGCGGAAACCGGCGCGGCGGGGTATTGCGCGAACAGCAGGTTGCCCGGTTTGCGGGTCGAGTTGTCGAACCCATTGAAGTAGACGTCGGCCAGGCTGGCCTCGGTCGAGGTCGGACCGAAAAAGCGCTGCACGTCGCGTGCCGTCGCGAA